TGAGGCCACGGAAGTCACTGAACCGCGCGATTGGGGGCATTTGGATTGGCCCCTTAAAAAAAAGGCTTGCAGTGTCCAAGAATGTCCAGCATTGTCTAACAACACCGGGGGCCACACCGCAGCACCGAATAACCCTCGATGAACCCACACGACGAACAAGCCCTGCGCGAACAATGGCCACACCTTGCCGAACATTTTATTGCCGTGGACGCCGCTTGCGAGCGCTGGCTGCAGCACCGCGGGGAGCTGCGACGACGGAGGAACGCGAATGAGCGCCGTCGTGTGTGTCATAATTTTGCTGACGCTGGCCGCGATGGCGGTGGCGATCAACGACCACAACAATGACGGAGGGATGGCTTAAATGAAACGCACCATACCGAACAGTCCCGATACCGAAGCCGCCGTTTTGGGTTCGCTCCTGCAGGAGCCGAACATGATTGACGAGGTCGCCGGCTTGCACGCCGAGTTGTTTTTCACTCCCGCCCACGCGCAGATATTTTCGACGATCCGCGACATCCGCGCCTCGGGTGGCGTGCCGAACGTCATCGCAGTCACGCAAGTGCTCGACGCCAACCATCGCTTGGAATTTGTCGGCGGCGCCGGAGCACTGATGGACATGCTCTCCAAGTCGGCCGGCGGCCCTGCCGCGGTCGAGTATCACGCGCAGACGCTCCGTGATCTTTATGCGCGCCGCCGCATCTTGGAGGCGTCGGCCGCATTGCAGTCCGCGGCCTCCGACATGTCCCAGCCGGCCGACACCGTGTTGCAGGAGGCTGGCGAGAGCGTGCTGTCTTTGAGCCTTGGCCAGCCGACCGACTCCATGCGACCGGCCAGCGCAATCGTTCCGGGACTGCTTGAGGAGCTGGAAAAACTGAGCACCCCAGGACAAAAGCTCGGCGTTGAGACCGGCTTCAAAGCCTTCGACTACATGACCGGTGGGCTACGCGGCGGCCAGCTGGCTATCGTTGCGGGGCGTCCGGCCATGGGTAAGAGCGCGTTCATGCTCAACTGCGCCGAGAACATGGCGCGCCGTGGTGTTCCGGTGCTGTATTTCTCGCTTGAAATGCCGGCCAACGAGCTGGCTGCGCGTGTTGTGCTCGGGCGCGCCGAGACCAACATCGAAGTGGTGCGCAACGGTTTCCTTGACCACCCGACCAAGCTGCGCATTGCCGACCGCGCGGCCGAGTTTGCCGAGGAGCCGCTGTTTGTGGATGACCGCGGCGGATTGACCATGCTCGACATCCGCGGCCGCAGCCGCTTGGCCGTGCGACGCTGGGGCGTCAAAGCGATTTTCGTGGACTACCTCCAGCTTGTCACCCACATCGGTGCCCAGTCCCGCGAGAACGAGGTTGGTTTTGTATCCCGCGGCCTCAAAAGCATGGCCATGGAGCTGAACGTCCCGGTCGTGGCCGCCGCCCAGGTCAATCGTAAGGCTGAGGACAGGTCGGACAACCGCCCCAAGATGTCCGACCTCCGGGAGTCGGGCAGCATCGAGCAGGACGCCGATCTGGTCTGTTTGGTGCATCGTCCGTGCTACTACGCAGTGGACCAGGAGCAGGAACCCGACCCGCAGGACGCCGAGCTGCTTGTCGCCAAGCACCGCGCCGGTGCGACCGGCAAGGTCAATCTGGTTTGGCGCCCCCGGTTCACACGCTTCCAAGACGCCGCGCTTGGCGGGCGCACGACCGACGGCACCGATGTGTTTGCCCCGAGCAAGAAACTCTGGGAGGCGCTCAATGAATAGCCGCGCGAAAGGCGCCCGCGGAGAACGCATGTGGCGCGACGAGCTGCGCGAAGCCTTCGGCGATTCCGGTATCCGCCGCGGACAGCAGTTCAGCGGACTTGGGGATTCGCCGGATGTCGTTTGCCCGTGCCTGCCGGACTTCCACTTTGAGGTCAAGTTCTGCCAAGTCGTGAAGATCCGCGACTGGATGGCTCAGGCCATCCGCGACGCCAAGGCCAAGCTCTTCCCGGTCGTTGCCCACAAGCGCAACGGCGAGGGGTGGCTCGTCACACTGCGCGGCGAGGATTTCCTCACTATCGTCCGCCGCTCCGATTTTCTTAACCAACCAACACAACCAAATGAATAAAACCATAACCACACCCGCCGGCATCGCCCGGTATCCCCACCTCAACCGCCCCGACACCAAGTTCGACGATATCGGCGTTTACAGCGTCAACTTGGAGATGTCCGAAGACGACGCCGCGCCCTTCATCGAAGCGGTGGATGGCGTCTTCACCGAGTTCCTCAACGAGAAAAAGCGCGAGCTGAAGAAAGACAAGCTCAAGCTCCACGCCTTTCCGTGGGAAACCAACGACGGTCTGGTGCAGTTGAAGCTCAAGGTCAAGGCCATGGGCAAAGACAAGGCCGGCGAGACCTACAGCCGCGCGCCCAAGCTCTTCAATGCCTCCGGCGAAGTCATCACCGACAACATCGGCGGTGGCAGCAAGCTCAAGGTCGCCGTTGTCCCCTACTGCTGGTACACGGCCAGCCTTGGCGCCGGCATCACGCTGCAGCCGAAGGCGGTGCAGGTGCTTGAACTCGTCACCTGGGGCGACGGCGGCAGCGCGGCGGCCTACGGCTTCGACACGGAAGAAGCCCCGCGCGCCTCGGCCAAGACCGGCACGGACGACAAAGACATTGAGTGGTAGTCGTTATGCCCACCAAACGCACACCACGTAGCACCAAGGGCAAGGCGGGGAAACCCGCCAAGCCCGCGGAGCCGGATCGCTTCACCGAGGACGGACGCAAAATCGTACGCCTTGAGAAGACCCGCGCGCACCAAAAGTATCCGCTCAAGGACGGCACCGAAGTTCCCGGTGCCAGCACCATCGCCAAGATCGGCGAGGACACAAGCGGACTCATTCATTGGGCGTGGAAGCTGGGAATGGAGGGCCAGGACTACCGGAAGGTCCGCGACAAGGCGGCCGACATCGGCACCGTGGCGCATTTCCTGATCGAGTGCTTTTTGCACAACCATGAGCCGGATCTCAGCGAGTTCAGCCCTGCGGACGTAGAAAAAGCCACCATCGCGTTCAACAACTTCCGCCGTTGGTGGGATGCTGAAGGTCTCACCGTCATTGAGCCGGAAGTGCAGCTAGTCTCCGAGGAATATCTCTTCGGCGGCACCATCGATGCGCCAAGCCGCGACCGTGACGGCAAGATCGTCCTTCTCGACTGGAAAACGAGCAACGCCATTGTTGGATCGCACAAGGTTCAGTTGGCCGGCTACGAGCAGTTGTGGAACGAGAATCGTCCCGACATGAAGATTCAGCGTCGGGCCATCGTCCGCATCGGCAAAGAACGTGCCGGCGACTTCGAGGTGTCCGACATCTTCAGCATTGAGCACTACTGGAAAGTCTTCCAAGCCCGCCTCGCTCTCCACTACGCGCAGTTGTCGTTGAAGAAAGCCGCCTAATGTCCACCGCCACCGCCCGCCAGTTTACCGTCAGGGACCGCACGTTTGGTTGTATTGTGCGGTTCAGCATCACCCCCCAGCTGGAGGTGAGCAGGCGGGCGTGTGTGCGGTGGCTGCGCATTGATCCCGACATCGGCGAGGATGGCGAGTGGTGCTTCGGTTACACCTGCAGTCACGGCAACGCTGCGTTTGTCCACCTTGAGCGATACCCCGAGGGCGAAAATGCCGGGGCGCTGGTGCATGAGCTGGTCCACGCCGTGAACGGGTTTATGCGGCACCTCGGCACTGTGGATGAAGAGACGCAAGCCTACCTCATGCAGTTCTTTTATCGGGAGGCTATCAAACGACTTAAAAAATGAGCACCTACCTCATCGCCGCGGTCGGCATCGCGTACGCCTTTGTGGCCCTCGAAATGTTGGGCCAAGATCGCTACGCGCTTGCCCTTGTCTGGGGCGGCTATGCCGTCGCGCAGATCGGGCTGTGGGTAATTTCCTTCAAATGAGACACGCAGAATACATCCTATCCAAAGCCAACGTCGCCGTGTGCGGCGACAGAAACGACAGCTATGGTCCTCCGACCGAGGACTTCCGCACGCAGGCCGCCATGTTCAGCGCCTACCTGTCGCGCACCAATGGCCGTCCGGTGATGGTCACGGCCAGCGACATCGCCGCGCTGATGTGTCTGGTAAAAATTGCCCGCCAAGCGCACGCACCGAAACAGGACAACTGGGTAGACCTCGCCGGCTATGCCGCGTGCGGGGCCGAGTGCGATGCGGAGGTATGACGGACTACAGCATTATTACACCGGAAATCGCCGAAATCGACAAGCAGATCACGCTACTCAAGAGCAAGCGTGAGCGCCTGCTGGCGAAGGAAGCGAGCAAGAAGGCTAAATCGCTGGCGGCCGAGATCGCCAAACGCAAACAAACGAAATGATTTCAAATCTGCAGGCACAATCGGGTTCTTGCCGGCGTTCCATGTGGTGTGGCGCCGCGGAGCAAACCGGGATGCCCAGCCCCACGGAGCAAGACCAGTGGGGCGCCTGCACATACTTTGGTGGAGTGTCGATCGGTCGGGCACCGTATGGTGTTCCGTCCGCGTCCAGATGCGAGCTGATCACTCGGCTCCACCTAGCTGCGGTCATTGAGGGCATCAATGTGAGTAAAGCGTTCCGGCGGGTTCGCATCACGGGGATGAGCGACCTGAGCCGTAGCTCCATTGTGCCCGCCAACGCCTCTGCTTGCATGCGCAACATGGACCTGAATCAACAGGTTTCGCCCATGGGACGCCATGGGAATGCGGACGATATTTTTGTCGGGCAGCGTGACAAAATTTCGGCCAGAACGACCTTCCTCTACCTTAATGGCAGACCAGGCTACTGGCGGGATGGGCGGTGCATGAGCACCCTAGACTCCCGAAAGCCCCACGCTGAAAAGGTGAGCGCGCACCGTCCCCGGCATTTTTATGCCTCAAGACCAATTTCGTGACGCCACGAAAATGATCCATGAGTTTGCCCGCCCCGTTGTCGTCAAGACGCCGCTCGGCTTCGGCAGCGTGTGGTATGTCGAGAGCGGCGGGCCGTATTTCAACGACATCTTTGCCGTGGTCCTTGAGGCCACCGGCGAGGTGAAGCACATGCGCAGCGACCAGTTTGTAGTTTTGGCCAATCCGACGATGGACATTGCCAATGAATGAGCATCAACAGCGTTTTAAGCCCACACCGCACCCTGTCATGCAGGTCGATCTCGACCTGTTGGAGAAACTGGGACCGGACGACGGCTGGAAATACCTCAAAACACGCGAAGAGCTGATCGCCCGCGAGGCATCAGACCCGTTCCGCTATGGCTACATCCCGCCGGTGTGGAAGCGCGCCAGTGAACTGCTCGAAAAACATCGTGAAATTTTGGTCATGGGCGGAAACCGCTCAGGCAAAACCGAGTGGGCGGCCAAGGAAGCCATCAAGACCATGTATGGCAAGCCCGGGGCGGTTGTCTGGTGCTTCCAGACCACGGCGCCGAACAGCATTGAACTGCAGCAGCCCCGCGTTTGGAAATATATGCCGCCTGAATGGCGCAATGCGCGCAAGGGACAAGTCACCAACATCACTTACTCGGTCAAAGGTGGTTTTACCGAGGCCAAGTTTGTCGCACCGAACCAATCCATCTGCATTTTTCGCAATTACGCTCAAGACCCGAGCACGCTTGAAGGCGGCGAGATTGATTTCGCCTGGGCCGACGAGCTGGTTCCGCTGGATGTCCTTGAAACCCTCCGGTTCCGCCTCGTAGACCGCAACGGCAAGCTCGCCGTCACGTTCACGCCGGTCGAAGGCTGGTCGCCGACCGTGGCCGACTATTTGTCCGGCGCCAAGACCGTCACCGACACCGACGCCGAGCTGCTGCCCATATACAAAGACAAGTCTGCGCTACAGCTAGGCGTCGAAAATGCCATAGGAGCGGTCAAGGCGACGCTGACTGGCGACATTTTGTATGATGGCGAAAGTCATCGCTACATCGCCGGCTACGAGAAGGTGCCCATTGAGCAGATCAATCCAAAGGGCCGCCCGATTCTTTACTTCCACACACAAAGCAATCCTTGGGCCGGCTGGTCGCGGATGAAGAAAGAGCTGCAGAGCGAGACGAAAGAAAAAATCCTCTGCCGTGCCTACGGCGTGCCCACCAAAGCCATCAGCGGACGCTTCCCGCTGTTCAACCCCAAGGTTCATGTCATAAGGCACAGCGATGTGCCCAAGGGCACCCGCTACCATTGGGTCGATCCGGCCAGCGGCAAGAACTGGGCCATGATCTGGACCGTCCACGACACCGCTGGCCGCGTTGTCGTTTACCGCGAGTGGCCCGACCAAGTTTCCTACATCGAAGGCGTCGGCTATGCCGGCGAGTGGGCGCTGCCGGACGGCAAGAAGCTCGACGGCAAGCCTGGTCCCGCGCAGCAGGACTTCGGCTTCGGCCTTGAGCGATACCGCGACGAGATCCTGCGCGTGGAAGGCGGCGAGGAAATTTTCGAGAGGTGGATGGACAGTCGCTATGGCCACGCCCGCACGCTGGCCAAGGAATCGCCGACCACGTTGATCGACGAGATGGCTGATCTTGGCATGCTCTTCACGGCAACCCCGGGCGACAGCATCGACGAGGGCGTGTCGATGATCAACGACGCGCTGTCCTACAACCCCGAGAAGCCGGTCGATGCGCGCAATCAGCCCAAGCTCTACATCTCGGAGAATTGCAAGAACCTCGTCTACGCCTTGCAAACGTACACCGCGGCGGATGGCAAAAAGGGCGCGACCAAGGACTTCATTGACCTTCTGCGCTATGTCTGCCTAAGCGACGCCATCAATGTCGAGGGCGACATCCTGCGGCCGACTGGAGGAGGAAGCTACTAAGTGAGCAAGCGCGACCAACTCTGGAGCGACCTCACGCGGCGCAATCCGCGATTGTTGGATGATCCGCATTTCACCACGGCTGGGCTGCGCAAGTTTTTTGAGCGTGTGTATGACGCCGGATTCGACGCCGGCACGCTGGCCGCGCAGCCGCCGCGCATGAGCGGGGCTTCGGGTGCGTCGGCTTTTGAGGAGATTTTCGGAGGGTTTCGCCGATGAGCATCTCCGGCATCGTCCCCCCACCGCCGCGCGTGCGCCCGTGGCGTGGTCGCAGCAAGGAGCCGCCGAAGTGCGGTGTCTGTAGCAAGCAGCTTCGTATCGACGACATCCATGGCGTGGATCAGCAGCTCGGTCCTGTCTGCCGCGAGTGCGGGCCGCATGTCGTGGCCGCCAACAGGCTACTGCATCCCTTTTGGGTCTAACGACCTTCGCTATTCGCAAACCCCGAACACAAACAGCTTAAAAATTATGCTATTCGCAAAAACCAAAACCATCCCCCTCGACCGTTATCAACCCGGCGACCACGACCCCAACAGCGCCCTCGCCTTTTCGCGCGAGCAGGCGCCGCCGGCTTATCTCGCCGTGATGCTTGAGCTGCAGGACCGCATTGCCGACACCGCGCTGCTGGTCAGCACGATGGCCACGGCCAAGGAACCCGGCTGGCTCGCCCATGCCTCGGGACAGCTCAACGCCCTGCTGGAGCTGTGGGACGCCTTGGAGCAACGCCGCGCCGAATCGGCGAAGCTGGAGTAGTTTTGTCAGAAAAACGTATACTTTTTTCCGACATAACAAGTTGCCGTTCGTCGACAATTTGCAATGTCGCCGTGCGCAGACTTTTTGCGCCGTAGTTCAAGCCACGTTTGAACTGCTGCTCATAAATGGAGCGCGGCTCCATCTGCCGCCGCCGCTCTAAACATTCCCGAGCGAGTACCCTCGGGAATAATGTGGTCGATTTTCGGCCATTTAACCCCGAGCGGGAATGTTGCCAAACGTAGGACTTTGCGCTGCAACGTCCTACGCTTTGTACAAAATTTCCGCACAGAAAGTGGCAGAAAGTGTCATTACTTGCGCAGAACTATAGCGATTTCTATCCGATTTCCCCTAG